TCAAGGTTGCGCTTTTCTTCCCTTCTGGCGCTTCCGCTGTGCCGCCGCCGCCATGCGATCATCGGGCCGGACATAGACCGCGACCACGCCGCGGGACCGGTGACCGGTGACGGCCCGGATCTCGTCATCGGTGGCGCCGGCCGCGCCCAGCTCGGTGGCGGCGGTGCGGCGCAGATCGCGGAACTGAAGCTCCGCCGGCAGCTGGGCGAGCGCACGGATCCGGGCGAACTCATGGCCGAAGTGGAATTTCTGGTAGGGCCGGCCGGTCGCCTCGCTGACGATCACCTGCACGGCGTCGCGCTTCACCTTCCCCAGCAGCGTCTGCATGGCAGGCGTCACCGGCACCCGCAGGGCGTGCTTGGTCTTGCCCTGCACCAGGCTGAAAGCCGTGCCGTCATAGTCCGACCATTTCAGCGCCAGGATGTCCCCCTGCCGCTGGCCGATGTCGAGCGCCAGCCGAACCGCGAGCGCCAGTGACTCCCGGCCGGCCTCGATGGCGGCGGTGCAGAAGGTCTCGACCTGATCCGGTGTCCACAGCTGCGTCCGGGCCTGCGTGCCGATCAGCCGCATCCCGTCCGCCGGCGATACGTCGATCATGCCGCGGTCGCAGGCGTGGCCCAGCACGATCCGCCAGACCCGCATCACCGCGTTGGCGGTGGCGAGGCCGGATTTCTTCTGCACCGCCTCATAGCCCGTCACCAGCCACGCCCTGGTGATGCTGGCCACCAGCTTGTCGCCGGCCACCTTTTCGATCCGGTTCAGCAGGAGCCGGTATTCGTGCTTGGTCTTCGGCGCGAGTTTGGCGTACTGCGGGGAGGCCTGATACTTCGCGATGAGGTCGGCCACGCTGTTCGGCAGGATCGCGGGCTGGAGACCAGTACGGCGGACCCGTTCGGCCTCGACCTCTGCGTTCAGCTCGCGGGCGCGGGCAATTGCCTTGTCCGTGTCATCGCCCAGCGCTTCGTCGCTGAAGCCCAGCGCCTTGACGGCCGGGGTGGTGCGCCAGTACCAGCGCCCAGCCACCCGCTTCATGCGCAGGACCGTCAACTCCACCTTGCCCATTCGTCAGCGCCCGCCGTCCCTGTCGTGGATGAGTGTTGCACAAGCCCGCTGCGTTCGTCCTGCCGTCTGTCCAGCAGCAGCCGGTCCCACAGCAGGCGGGCGGTGCGCCGGCCCGCGCCGCCGCGGCGTTCAGGCTCCGGCCAGCGGCCTTCCTCGACCTCCTTGGCGAACTGGCCGGGCGACACGCCGACATAGCGCGCCGCCTGGTCGCGGCTGAGCATGCGCGGCCAGTACGGCAAGCCTTCGAGGTCAGAGACTCGGGCGGCCAAGGCGCACCTCCATCCGGCGAAGGGCGACGATCACGTGGGGCCTCCCGTGTGCGGGTCGGCCAGTGGGACGGCCGGCAGCGCCCGCGTCGGCCCGCCATGCGCCAGCAGGTAGGCGATGGGGGAGGGCACGGCGACCACCAGCACGGGGAAGACGGCGCGCGGGTAGTGGGCGGGGATATCCACGCTGTAGACGCCGGGGGTGAGGATGTCGCAGACGACCGGCACCTCGCCCACGGCGAGGATGACCAGCCGCTCGCCCTGCCGGAACTGGATCCGGCGGACATCGGCCGGCGTATCGAACCGCGCCGCGTGGCACACCTGCCAGTCGGTTGCCTCAAGAGTGAGGATCACGGCAGTTCCTCCCGTGCCAGTTCGGCGCAGTCGCGGTGATAGCGTGCGGCGGACAGCAGGCGCATACGGCGGAGGGGGAGGCGGGTGCTTCCTGCCTCCAATTCGACCCGGCCGGCCTCCTCCAGGTGCCATTGGACAAGGGTGGCCAGGGCAACGGCTTCTTGTGCCGCGCCTGTCATCTCAGTTTTCCACCCGGTTGGCCCTGAATCCGCAGCCATTGGCGCGGCGTTCCTGACCCAGGAAGGACAGCACGGCATTCGGCGCCGTGTAGGTCTGGAGGAAAAGACGGACCAGAGAGGTGAGCGGCAGATCGTCGGTGTGGAACCGCTCATGTACGGCGCTGATCAGGACATCGCGGTTGGCGTAGCCTTCCGCCTCCGCAATGTGATCCAGCAACAGCCACGACGTTACATCGAGCCGCATGGATGTCCGGTGCGCTGTCCAGCGGTTGTTGACCACCACATTGTAGGTGACCAGAGGCGTCGCGCCCTTCTTGGGCAGCGCCGGAACCATATGCCGCAGCGTGCTCTCCAGCTTTTCGGAGTGCGACGGCGCGAAGGATCGGTCCATGGATACGTTCTGCGCCCCGGCACGACGCTGAAGTGGGACCTTAATGGAGACGCCCATCATCCTTTACCTCGTGCGTGATTCGACGCACATTGTCCGAATTATTTTCGGACAGGTCAACGGCTGATGGTCAGGAAAACCGAAAAATTTTCGGACACGCGGAGGGTGAGGCCGAGGCCCTGCCCGCTACCTTCCAAGGTCATTCTTCAAGTTTTCAGATTGGTGTGCTAATGTAGAAGTCTAATTGAGTCATGATCGTGCATTGGAAAATCTGCATTATCTCTGGACTGCTAATCTATTTCTGGGTTCCGGATCGTTTTCCGATAAGTCACTTCTTTCGCCAGAGGGGGAAGATGGTAAGTCGAGATCCTTCAATCTGGTGCCTAGCGAAAACTCTAATCCTTTAATCTCTCCGTCATAAATCCAATCTTGAGTTATTCCCCAACGCTCTTTTAGCGTGGAGATGTACCAAGGCCTGACGAGAGCTTTTCCTCTTTCCCAGGAAGACAGCACGTCTTCTGAGACATTTGTAAGCTGGGCAAATTCCCGACCAGTTACATACCCCAACGCTTCGCGGGTGGCTCGCAATCTGCGTCCGGCCGCGACCGCGTAGGCCTTTTCTGATTTGGGAGGCATAGATTCCGATTCCATCAGTGAGATGGAATCATCCCCGACATCGGCGGGAACCTTGTCCGAAGAATTCCCGTTGACTTGTCCGAAATATTTTCGGACTGTCTGTGCATGCTCACGCACGATCATGTCATATCCGCTTTCGGTGGCGGCACGAACATGGCAGCGGCCTTGGAGGCCGAAGGCAGCCCTGTTGATCGTGAAGCCGTCTACAAGTGGCGGAGGAACGGAATTCCACCGCGTTACTGGGGGATTGTCGCGCGTGCAGCTTCTCGCCTTGGCCTTCAAGGCATCACTCGAGAGGCGCTGGAAACCGCTCAACCATCCAAAGGACCGCGAGTGCGGCGTTCACGCGCTCTTCCTGCGCTGTCGATCAGCGGATAGCCGGGGAGACGTATGCTCATGTGCGAAGATCACCAGTTGTTTATCGGGGAAGCATCGCTCGTATTCCGCGCTCTGTGCAACAGCCAAGCTCATATGTTGCGACCGGCGGTGACGCCTGAGAAGTTAGGTGCTGAGCGATTGCTTCGGTCAATCGGGGGCCTCCCGAGTTCGTCCTCCATCCAACCTGTGTGGTTCCGCTCTGCATGGGTCTTCGGTTCGCTCCCGGTCTTCCCTTGTCCGTGGCCGGGATGCGATCGCGGCCGGCGCCAGTTCCAGCCGGCGCCGGCCGCAGCTCTGTTCCCGGGGAGGCGTGATGGCCGGGCTTGATCGATCCCATTTGACGCCTGCCCAGCGCGCTGTGCTCGATGCGTGGCCGGCCTTCGAGGCTGCGGCAGCGGTGAAATGGGCGACCGTCGACAAGGTGGTGCGGACGCTCTGCAACGCGGGTTCGCTGGCCGAGTTGGACGAAAGCGAAGCGGTCGAGTTGGCGGCGCTGCTGCGTCGTGGGACGGCGCGTCTGCACACTCTGGCATCGCTGCGGACAGCTACCGCTGGCGCTGCCAAACGAGGGCGCGAATGACCGCCCGCGGGCAACCGTTCCGCCTGCGAAAAGATCCGAGATCTATCTGCATCACCGGGAGCTGTGCCGCGCGAGGCCCGCCGGCGGACGGAGCGGTCGTGTCCGCGACCGCCCCGGAGTCTACCTCTGCCGATGTCAAACAGGTTGCGCTCTGCGTGGCGGCTGCCACGCGAGCCCTTTGCCGTCTTCGACCAACAAAAACTAGGTGCGTCATGCCGTCCATGGAAGTCAGCCAGATAGGCCGGAATGGCGCACGGAAGTATGGGTTTGCGACCATGAGCGCCGCTGCACCGATCCGCCTCGACCGCGCTATGCCGGTGCCGCTGTTGTGCTCCCCCCGCTGCGGTCGAATACTGCGGCAGCCCGCGTCCCCTCTCACAGCGGGGGCGGCATGATTCAGGCGGACAAGCGTTCTCCCTTCTACCTGCTGCGCGAGCTGTTCCAGGACGCGTTGGGCCTGGCGCCGGGCCTGACCGATAAGCGCCGGGTGCTTGCGCTGTTGTTGGTCAGGCGCAGTGACGAGTCGATCTTCGTCCGCTGCGGCGAGCTGGTGGCGTGGATCGGCGCCGACAAGCTGGCGCGGGCCATGCGATGCGACCGCCGCACCGTTCAACGCGGCCTGTCCTGGCTGCTGGGCGCCGGCATCATCGAGGTGGACCGAAAGGGCGGCGGGCGCGCCCGCTCCACCCGCTACCGCTTCAGCAAACAGTGGCTGGGGGCGACCGCCGTCCAGCTGGAAAACTGCGGCATCGCCGAAGCCTATGGCCTGCCCGATGACCTGTTCGCCGTGGCAAACGGCGGCACCTATGCCGCAGTTGCCGCGCGGTTCAGCGGCGATACTGCGGCGGACGGGTGGCAGGGGGCGGGGGAGGGTGGCCGAAACAGCGGCGTGGGCGCCGCAGTTCCGGGCACAAACAGCGGTATGATCGGTGGCGGCGCGGAGAACAGCGGCGCGGATGCCGCACTATCCGGGCAAAACTGCGGCGCGTTTTCGGACGGCGACGGAGAAACTGCGGCGCTGGCGTCCACAAACTGCGGCAATTCAGCCGGAAACTGCGGCGCAGCTCTGCCGCCCGAAATAGATCTAAATAATAGAAATAGAGGCGCGCGGGCGTCGAAAACTGCGGCAGGCCAGAATCCTGACCGCCGACAGCGTCACCTTCCCCTTCCCATTTCCGGCGGACGTTCTGCGGCGGATGAACCCCAGGGCTATCCGGGGGCCGAGCGGAATCGTGGTTGGCATCCGAGAATCGTGCAGAGAGCGGCTGAGATTCTGGGCGACGCCCAGCGCGCGGTCCTGGCGGTCGAGTGGCTGGAGGACGCGCAGAAAGAGCGGCTGCGCGACGGCTACCGGCCGACGCCGGAGGAGCTGGAGAAGTGGCTGGGCTGGGCGCTCGACCGGGCAGACGGGGCGGGCGACGTGGCGCCGGCTGGTGGGCTGCCGCCGGATCTGGCGCAGGCGGTTCAGCTGGCAGCCCAGCAGGCCGTGCGCGACGTGCTGCCGTCGATTGTGCCGACGCTGATCCAGGCGCTTCAGCAGCAGCTTCAGGGCGGCGGGGCGGGCACCGTTGCCGCCTGAGAAACGGCGGCATGGTGCAGCAGCTCGCGCTTGACGGGGGAGGGGGCAAGGATGGTCGGCTCGGTCGGAAGAGGCACAGGAAACAGCGGCGAACTGCGGCGGGGGGCGCGGCCATGAGCCGGGCCAGCCAGCAGCTGCCCCTGGATCTGGGCGTGCCGCCGCGCACGGCGCGCCGCCGGCTGGTGCAGGTCCAGCCGGAGGAGCCGGGCATGTACCGCGCCATCGAGGCGCTGCGCGCCGCCGGGCTGCGGGTCTACCGGAACGGCGCGCTGCATCTGGTCGACGGCAAGCTGCTGACCACGGCGGAGCTGATGCGCCTCTTCCACGCCCACTAGCGGCGAGACCAGGGCAAGGCCGACCGCTGAAGCGGCGGCGGGGGAAACGCGAAAGTGTTCACGCGTGAACGCTTTGGGGGGGACCGAAATGAAGACGATCCTGGTGGTGCAGGGAAAGGGCGGCGGGCCGAAGACGGCGACCGTCCGCAATCTGGCGGTGGCGGCTGCGACAGCCGGGCTGCGGGTGGGGACGCTGGACACCGATCCGCAGGGCAGCCTGACGCACTGGCACAGCCTGCGCCCGGCCGACGTCGCGCCGATCGCCGGCGAGCAGCGCGTGCTGGGCGAGGTGACGGAGCGGCCGACGCCGCAGGGCCTCGACCTGCTGGTGATCGACACGCCGACCGCGGTGGAGTTCTTCCCCGAATCGACCGCGCTGCTGTTCGACGCGGCCGACCTGGTGCTGGTGCCGGTGCGGCCGGGACCGGAGGATCTGGTCAGCATGCAGGCCATGCTGCCCTACCTGCACAGCCGGCGCCGGCCGATGCGGCTGCTGTTGAGCCAGATCCAACCGCGCCTGCGCGAGACGACGGACGCGCGAGCCATCGTCGCCGGCATGGGCACGCCGGCGCCGGTGGAGATCCCGCTGCTTCAGGAGGTGCCGCGCAGCTTCATGGCCGGCCTGGGCACTGCCGAGATCCCCGGCACCCGCACCGGCCCGCTGTTCCGCGACCTGTGGGCCTACCTTTCCGCCGAGATGGGAGTCTGACGATGGCACCGAGCGCCCGCAGCCTGGGGAATGCCCGCCTGTCCATGCTGGCCAAGCCGCGCACCCTGACCACCCGCGCCGAGTTCGCTGCCGACATCCACCGGGAATGGACCAACGCGCTGGAGGCCACCGTTGCGGTGGGCCGCCGCCTGAACGAGGCCAAGGAGGCGCTGCCGCATGGCGAATACGAGGCGATGGTGACGAACGACCTGCCGTTCAGCACCTCGACCGCCCGCAAGCTGCGCGAGATCGCCGCCTTCGTCGACGAGGGCAAGGTGCCGCTGGATCGGCTGCCGGAAGCGATGGGCACCCTCTACGCCATCGCGACGCTGCCGGAGGAGACGCGGCAGCAGGCACTGGACGCCGGCACGATCCACCCGGAGGTGACGCGGGCGGAGGTGCAGGCGCTGAAGCCGCCAGCCCGGCCGGTTGACCCGCCGGTCGAGGTCATCGCTCCGTCCATCCAGCCTACGCAGGAGCCGTCACCACCGCGGGAGTCACGCTTCGCGGCGGCGCTGTCGCTCCCCTGGCACGCGGATCCGGACGATCCTGGCGCCATCACTGTCGAGTTGGACGGCGTGCGCCGTTACCTGTTGGTGATGGTGGCGCCCGATCCAGCCGCGACCGACGTGGTGCGGCATGTGGTGGACTTGCATAACATGGCGGTAAAGGGATAAAACGATGCTTCTTTACCGGAGCCGTCGATAGAATATCGATGTTAATCACGAATTTGAATTTCGAATTAATACTTGCTCTGGCGTGCGCAAGCGATATAACGCCCATTGAATATTTAAGAAAGTTTAAGGAATTGGCTGAGCATGACCATTTGTTTTGATGTTGTACAATGATATATCCCGTGACGGTGTAGATCATACCTCCAGAGACGTCCACGGCTGGGAGTGCGGTTCAGAACCAGTCTGAGCGCGAGAAGAATCAACGATTTTAGCGGGCCTAACTGGGATTTTGGTAGGCACTTCTGGCTTGATGAGCCTTCATCTACATCGCTTATTGAACGCATCTACACGGAAAGCAGGCACTCCCTCGACCCAAAAAGAGCGTTAGGAACTTTACGCTGCTGGCCACTAGCGTCTAAGGTGAATGGCCTTGGGTGAATCATTGAATGATAGGGGGCTATCTTGGCGAAGGTGCCTTTTAAGGTTTCAGCGAGAGCTGCCCGCCTGATAGGGCGAGAGAACGTCGCGACCTCACAGGGCGCAGTCACCGAGTTGGTTAAGAACGGCTATGACGCGGATGCAACTGTTTGCGCCGTTTTGTTTTTGCCACGTTGGAAGTCGAGGCCTGTCTCCTTATCGGCGCGAGAGTATGGGATGGTTGTTCGTGTTCTCGCGAACGCATCTACCCTCTTTGTTGAGGTTGACGGTCGCTGGCACGAGAAAGCGGAGATTAGCACGGCGGATCGCGCAACGCTCGACTCGGTTTATGCAGGCTTTCTCGACCTATGGATTATCGACAATGGTCATGGGATGTCTGCCAAGACAATCGAAGATCATTGGATGGTCATCGGCACCGATGCTAAGGAATTGAACGGACGCTCGGTTGGGGGACGTGTCGTTACGGGAGCTAAGGGAATCGGTAGGTTCGCGCTTGATCGCCTGGGACAAGAATGCGAAATGCTGTCCGCTGTCGCTGGCAATGAGTTGGCTCACTGGCTAGTGGACTGGACTGAATTTGAGGGTGCGGGAAAGATCATTAGTGACGTTGAGGCTATTCTTGAAACAGAAGCAGGAAATTTAACTGACGTAATCCAGCGCTTCAGCTTGGGAACAGTTTTGCCGAAGATCGCGCCTGCTCGGATCGGTGAAGGTCAGCCTATTCAATACCAGACTGGCACTGCAATTCGGATCTCGTTGTTAAATGATAGCTGGGATCAACGGGATAGTCTTCGTCTCAAAGAGACGCTTGAGGCACTTTTGCCCCCACATGATCGCGGCAATTTTGACATCTTTGTGTTCGATCATCGCGCAACGGACGCCAGCGGTTTCATCGATAACTTCCCTCCGGATCAATTCGATTACCGCCTGCAAGCGGACGTTAAAGCAGATGGGAAAGTTGATATTCGGCTGACACGCCAGGAAATTGATGTCGCAAACATCCGGCCGCGAGTGTTTCAGCAAGAGGCGATGCAGCGTGCACCGTTTCGTAAAGAGGACTTCGATGCCGGAGAAGTAGAGATCAAAACGGATATTTCGTCTATGTTGGGTGTATCTGAGAGTAGGCTGGAGGATTATATTTCTATAGGTCCATTCTCTTTTACTCTGTATTTTTTCAAACTCTCCAATCCGACTTCAGACAATTTGCAACGATTTCCGCAAAAAAACTTTGATGTTGTTAAGAGACGCCGATGGCTCAATAGTTCTGGCGGCATCCGCCTGTATCGTGACAACTTCCGCGTTCGACCATACGGTGAGCCTAATTCACCGGGCTATGACTGGTTGCTACTCGGCGAGCGAACGGCGCGCAATCCCGCGCCAGCGTCTCGCTTGGGCTGGCGCGTTCCACCGCAACAAGTAGCGGGTACGATCCATATTTCCAAGGACGGGAATCCGATCCTTGCTGATCAGTCTAATCGCGAAGGCATCATGAACGAGCGTGCCTTTTCAGCGTTTCGAGAAATTGTGATCGGACTGCTCCGTGAATTCGAGAAAGATCGGGCATATATTCTCCAGCAATTTAGTGCAGCCTATGAAGACGATAACCCAGAATTGAAAGATGTTGAGGAAGGTCGCAAGATCGCTAAACAAATCCTTCAAGAAGATGCTGGGAAGTGGGATGGAAGCCAAAAAAAAGAAGTGGAGAAGCAAGATGAATTTTCCGTGTCATCGCCGGTTGTGAAAGCAAAACATGAACTGCGTCAGGTATCTCACGCTTACAATTCTGAAGTCAGAAAAAACGAGGTTTTGAGAGATAATATACAAGTTATGCGTGGAATGGCGACGCTTGGCACCGTACTGGTATCATTCACGCATGAGTTAAAACAGATAAGAACAAACATTGATTCACGTTCTCAGCGTTTGGCAGATGCCGTACGAGACGTTGTGGATGAAGGGCGTCTTGCAAACATTGTTGAGATCCAGAATCCCTTTAGAATTATTGAACGGCTTCGTCGGCAGGATGAGAAGGTCAGTCGTTGGGTTACCTTTGCTCTTTCCGCGGTGTCTCCAGCTAAACGACGCCGTCAGGTAATTGATATGGGTAGATATATTGAGGGTCTCAGCACTTATTGGGATGATTTCTTGAAATCACGGCAAATTGTTCTTTGTACTCACTTTAATGGAGATAAAAACTTCAGTGTGCTGGCTCATGAAATCGACCTTGATAGTGTATTTTACAACCTTATTAATAATTCGGTCGAAGCACTAGTCAAGCCAGGACTGCGGAAAGAGCGAGAAATCCGGATCGACACTTCGTTCTCTGATCCGGAGTGGATCGAGATATTGTACCAAGACAATGGTCCTGGATTATCGAATGAGTTTAACTTGGCTGATGATATTTTCTTGTTCGGAATTTCTTCAAAAAAGGAGGAGTCAAGCGGTGACGCTGTCGGCACCGGCCTCGGCATGTGGCTGTTGCGTAATGTCATCGACGACTATGGCGGCACGGTTTCACTAAACTCAAAGTTGGGAGAACCTGGTTTTTCATTGTCGATGCGCTTTCCAACTTATAAGGCAGGGAGTTAAAGATCGTGTCCGAAGAAGTAATTCCTCCTACCATCGTATATGTGGATGAAAATGAGGATGCTCGGGAGGATTTTTATATTGACGCAAGGAAATCAGGATTATTCCATGAGGTTATAATCCTGGCACCAGAACCTTCACTCGAAGATATGGTTAACGAATTACTGCAGATCAAATTTGAGGCCCTTATTTCCGATTTCCGTTTGGCTGATGCTTCTCCCGCTGATTATGACGGTAACCAACTCGTCGAGGCGTTCCTGCGGGTCCGATCAGGATTTCCGTGTTTCATTCGTACATCGTACGACAACGAGGCCCTGCATGCCGCTGACGATGTGAACCGTGTCTATTCGAAAGAGGTTGATGCAGATGGTGGCTTGCATCGTCCGCTTTTTGAAAGAATCAATCTTCAGATCTTACGCCATAGACGACAAGTAAGTGATTGGAGCGAGGAGTTAGAGCAACTTCTTGCTGTCGACCGCTCCTCACTGGTCGCCCATCAGATTGATCGTATTGTTGAGCTTGACGCGTTGCTCGAGGCGCAAATGGGTGCCGACCATGCAGTAGCCCAGACGGCAAAGAAATCGCTGCTCGACGGAAATCTTTACCAACGTCAGTCTGAACTTCTGGCGGCAACGGAAGATCTTATCGCTGAAATTCGCCATAATTTGAGACAAGGTAAATTATAATGGATCATGATTTAACGATACGTTTGTCGGTTCCTGCGCGGCGGAAAATCGAAGCTAAGGAAAAATATACGCACTATCGAGCAGACCTGCGACGTGATTTCCTCAATTCCTGCGGTTATTGTGGAGACAGCGACGAGCGGATTGATCGCATTGGGTTTCACATCGATCACTTTGCGCCGATGAGCCTATTCCCTGCTCTTGAGCGGGAATACACAAACCTCGTTTATGCCTGCCGCTTCTGCAACGTCAGCAAATCTGACCACTGGATCGGTAAGGACCCAGTCATTCCCAATGACGGCAAAAAGGGGTTTGTGGACCCGTGCTCGGACGAGTATGAACAGCATCTGCAGCGGCTTCCTACGGGACAGATCATTGGCATATCGGACCTCGGAAAATACATCGTCAAACGGCTCAAGTTGCACCTTCTGCGGCACGAGCTTCTTTGGAACGCTCGCCGGATGCGCCTCCTCAGGGAGAAAGTGAATGTTCTTATCGAGGAGCTTGAGCGGCGGGATGAACGAGGCACGCCGCAACACATTGAGCTGCTGATGCGCTTCCGTGAACTTACCATGTCTATTGAAGATTATGAATTTCGTGCAAACAACTGATAGACGTACGCTCGTACGTCTCACAGGTGCTGTTTACACCCCTCCCGGGGTGGCTCAGGCTTTGGTGGAATTCGTCGCATCCGTTTTGCCTGATGAGAGCCCGGAGATCCTTGAGCCGAGCGTCGGTGATGGTGCCTTCCTGTCGGCACTTGCTGATAAGCTGCCTCAAGCTAGCCTTACAGCGCTTGATATAGATGAGCATGTGATCGAACAGCTTCAGGCTCGCGAAGAGGTAGGATTTCTCAAGTCAGACTATTTTATTGGTGACTTCATCAATTATGCAGCCAAATGGATTTTGGGTCGAAAGAGATTTGGCCTAATTATTGGAAATCCGCCTTTCATCCGTAAGCATAATTTTTCCGAAGAATTCAAATCGGCTCTGGATGAGTTGGCGACAGCAATTAATTATCCGCGTGCGGATCTAAAGAATAGCTGGGTTGCTTTTCTTCTTGCATCGACAGTGTTGCTGCGTGACCATGGTATGGTCGCATTCATTCTGCCATATGAGATAATGACCGTGGTATATGGGCAGTCTGCGCTCCGTTATTTGCTTAAGATTTATGAACGGATTGATCTTTTTGTTTCGGACGAAAAGGCTTTTCCTGAGATTGACCAGGATGCGATTATTTTTGTTGCGCGAAAGCGCTCTGATGCGCCGCGGGGGCTATTTGTGCAGCGCGTCAAGTCAATGGACTCCTTAGGAAACCATGCCGAAGTTAAAATCGACATTACATTAGAGGAAAATCTAGCGCTTGAGCTCAGTTCGTTCCTAATATCTTCGGATGCGCTGTCCTCCGCACGCAGATTGCGCTCGGAGCTTCCTACCATCGGTGATTATTGCACTAGCGCTCCAGGTGTCGTCACGGCCGCGAATGAATATTTTATCATCACCGAAGCCAAGGCCATTGAGCTGGGACTCATGGATCATACTCTGCCTGTCCTGAAGAAGGGTAGTCTCTCAACACGCCAGCCGATCTTCCGAACCAAAGATTTCGACGCAATTTCCGAACGCGAGCCGTGCCGGCTTGTACGTATTACTGGCCCTATCGAAGCGCTGCCGCCTGAGTTAAAGAGGTATGTGGAAGTCGGGGAGCAGGCGGGATATCATCTGCGATACAAATGTCGTAATCGAGAGCACTGGTATGAGGTGCCGCTCGTTGAAAAAAGAGCGTCATTTATCTTCAAAAGATCTCATGAATTCCCACGACTATGCTTGAATGAAGCAGGGGTTCATATTACGGATACTGCCTACGGCTTGAATGTGAGGGAGGGATATTCTGATCGAGGGATCTGCTTCTCGTTCTATAATTCTCTGACCTTACTTTTCGCAGAAACGGATGGTCGGTTCTACGGGGGCGGCGTCTTGGAGCTTTCTCCAAAGGAATTTCGACGCTTACCGTTGGTATATCATGAGCCTTCCGAAGATGAATTCAAAGAATTTCTTGCAGTTCATGAAGAGGCACAAGGCAATATTGTTGATATACTAGATTTCGGAGATCAATGGCTAGCTAAGAAGGTAGGACTCAGCCAAAATGAACTGGATGTACTGCGATCGGCTTGGAATTCCGTCCGTGCACACCGGTTACGCCATGGTCGACATGCGCGAATTGGGTCAGCGAACTCCACGTATCTCGGAGCCTCTGTCCCTGTTGCAATGGACGCCTGACTGTTATCGAGATGTTTGAGAGTACTGATCGGAAACGAGCTGAACTGCAGAAAAGCCGACGACTGCGGCGCGTACGCCTGGAGTCGGCGCCCCATCTCTTCATCAATTGTCGTCACAGGCTGCTGCCTCTATGACACATCTCAAGAGGGCGTATCCAGCCATTGCTCCTCCCTCGGCACCTGCTGCCTTTGGAGCTACTATTCCTACCAAGGGCTATCAAGCCTGCACAATTGCCATATCCTCGAACTTTGTGGTGTAGCTGGGTGAGCGCTGGTCCTGACGCATGCGCCAAGAGCGACCTATAGTGGCCGCCGGTACCAGGGTGTCGCGGCCCATCCTGGTGTTGACCGCATCAAGGGCAGCCATCAGCTTCGCGCCACGCTGCCGATCGGCAACCTGCAGCAGGTCGGGCTGCACCTTTCCCTCCGGGATAAGGCCGGTCAGGATCACGCCGGCCTTGCTCATGGCGTAGCCGTCACGCCAGATCCGGCGGGCGCCGGCGGTTGCCGCAGCGATCAGCTGGAAGGTGTCGCTGCTCGCCGGCTGCACCTCCACGGTCACCGCATTGCTGTAGCTTGGACCGAGTCGGAATGGCGAGGTGTGGCAGAACACCTGGATGGCTTCAGTCGCGAGCTTTTCCGCACGAAGCTTCTCCGCCGCCCTGGTGGCGTAGGTCGCCACAGCCTCGCGCATCTCATCCCACATCGTCACCGGCTGGCCGAAGGAGCGCGTCACCGCGATGGTCCTACGCGGGCTGGGCGCCAGATCGAGCGGCATGCAGGCGATGCCGCGCAGCTCGTAGACGAACCTTTCGCCGGTCACCGTCAGCACCTGACGGGCGAGCCGAGGGTCGAGGTCCCGCAAGTCGGCCGCGGTATGCACGGACAGCCGCTCCAGCTTCTCGGCCGATCGCCGGCCGATTCCCCACACTTCGGCGATTGGCACCCGCGCGAGGATCGCTTCCCGATCGTCCGGGTTGGTCAGGTCGCAGACGCCGCTATCATCGCGCAGGGCCTTCTTTGCTGCGAAGTTCGCCAGTTTAGCCAGGGTCTTGGATGGGGCGATCCCGACACAGGTCGGAATGCCGGTCCAGCGCCGCACCGTCCGGCGGATATCCGCGGCATAGGCGGGCAGGGAACCCGTCATTCCGGTCAGATCGAGGAACGACTCGTCGATCGAATAGACCTCCAGAGCCGGAGCAAAGCCCCGCAGGCAATCGGTCACGCGGGCGCTGAGATCCCCATAGAGGGCATAGTTGCTGGACAGGACCCGGACATTGTGGCGGCGGACGAGGTCGCGCACCTCGAACAGGGGTTGACCCATGGTGACGCCCAGCGCCTTCAACTCGGCCGACCGGGCGACGAAGCAGCCGTCGTTGTTCGACAGCACGCCGACTGGTACCCCCTCCAGCCGCGGGTTGAAGACCCGTTCGCAGCTCACATAGAAATTGTTGCAGTCCACCAGGGCGAAAGTGCTGGCCATCCTCAGCCCCGGTGGATCCGGATGGTCGCGCTGACGACGCCCCAGACTTCGAAGTCGCGGCGATCGGTGACGTCGATGACCTGATACGCCCGATCGTCCGACTCCGGTGCGAGGTAATAGCGCCCGCGGCGGACCAGCAGGCGCTTGCACACCAGCTCACCATCCAGCACGGCAACCACAACGTCGTCATGCCGAGCCGTCAGGCTTCGGTCGACGATCGCCAAATCTCCATCGTGGATGCCGGCGCGCGTCATGCTGTGGCCGGAGATGCGCAAGGTGAAGGTGGCGCTGGGGTGCGGCACCAGCACCTCCGCAAGGTCGATGCGGCCTTCGACATAGTCGGCCGCCGGGCTGGGGAAGCCTGCCGAGATCACGGCATCGTATGAGGCAATTGGGCACGAACGCATGTAGACCAATTGCGGCTCGCACATGGCTTCCTCCTTGTTACTGACACTGGCCGTCAGGATGGCGCGGCATAAGAACTTTTCAAGAACATTGATCGGTTGACAGCGGTTCCACGAGGCCGTGATGGGGAAAAGCAACAAAAAATCCTGTCCGCGCAATTTGTCGCAAGGAATTGGTAATCCTTTTGGGCAAACAATCCTAACGACCCTGGCGGATGTGTGCCGCCGGGTGGTCGCCGGAGGTCGCCCCATGCCTGCCAATGATTCCAAGCTGATGCCCGTATTCCTCGCCTATGAAGCGCTGGGCAGCGGCGATGCCGACCACATCGAGGCTTTGCGTGGCAACCTGGAGGAGGTCTTGGTCAAGGGCGACATCCTGACGCCACAAGACCTCTTCGCCAAAGCGCGTTACCTGCAACACACCGGCCGCATCGATCCGGGGCAGATCTCCATGGAGGCCCTGGACACGCTGGTGGTGGGCATCGGCATGCTGTTTCCTGGCGCGCTGTGCCAGCCGGTGGCCGTCCCGGCTGCAGCCTGATCGGGGGCATCGTGGCCTTAGCCTTTGCCCACTGCGACACTCGCCGGCGCCTCGACCTCGAAACCCTGGTGACCTGGGCGTTGCGCGACCAGCAGGCCGACCGCGTCCAGTCCGGCCTCTTCGACATCGAGGCCGCGGCGAACGATCATGGATGGGAACCGCAGGGAGTGAGCGGCGACGGCGTGGCCGAGCTGCTGCGCCGTCATGAGGTCGGTGACCGGGTGGACGGCGGCGGGCCGGTGCGCGGCATCGCCGTGACGGTGCATCCCGATGCCGAGGTGGTCGCCAACGCGGTGGGGTGGCTGGAGCCGTGGCAGCGGCGCCTCGTCCGTTTCCATGGGCGATCCGGCACCCGGCCGGACTGGTTGCCGCTGGTGGCGCCGATGGTGGCGGTGAAGCGGCCGAGCGAGGCGCGCGGCCGCTACCGGCATGTCACGGCCGAGCGGTGGGAGTTCGTGCCCACCCGCTCGGAACTGGCCAAGCGCTATGTGCTGCGCGGACAGTCGCTCTTCGACGGCCGCGGGCAGCGCCGGATCGTCGAGGAAGAGCGCGGTTTCCACTTTCGCACCTTCGGCGATGGGCGCCGGCAGGTGCAGGTGAAATGGTGTCCGCTGGAGCCGGCCCACAGCGACGCGGACATCGTCGAGGCCAACACCGATTATGCCGGCTGGCATGCCGGCATGACGGACCTACTGGAGCGGATCGGCGGCTGGGGCCTGCGCGATCATGTGCTCACCGGCTTCACCGCTCCGGCGACGCCATGGGAATATAGTCCTTGACGAAAGGTCAATTCCTTGACAGGGTGAGCGGGACGAATTGCGTGTGAAGGAAGGCCCGCCCGGCAGCTGCCGCGGCGGGCCTTCCGCTGTCCGGGGGCTGGCCATGCGGACCGAATGGGACGGCGTGATGTGCCTTCAGCTCGGCCCGGTGGATCGTCATTTCGCCGTGCGCATCACCTACCAGGGCGGACCCTTCCGCGCCGACATCGAGGCCATCGAGATCCGGACCCGGCAGGGCTGGATCCGGGCGCCCTGGCTGATCGGGCTGGTGGAGGACTGCGCGCCTCTCTTCGACATGCTGCGCGATCATGCCGCCGGCCGGACGGCCGACGCACGGGCGGTCGCGCGGCTTTCCTGACAGGACAGCAGGATGGACGAGCTGATCCGCGAGGCGGTCGCCGCCGGCGCCGGCCTCTCCCGTGGCAACGAGCCGGCGGCGGTGTGCCCGTCGGATGGGGCCGTCGAGTTCTTCGGCCAGCAGGTCGCGGCGATGCTGCGCGAGCTGCCGGAGGACATGAGTGTGGCCGAGCTGCGCGACGCCATCGACGGATGAGCCTTCCCGTCCTTCCGGGCGATCCGGCCGGACAGGACGTCAGCGACGCCCGCCACGCCCCGGCGCTGCGGCTGGACCGCATCCAGGAGCACCTGCTGGACGCCTTCTATGCCGGGCGCTCGGCCAACACGGTGCGGGCCTACCGGCGGGATCATGAGGATTTCCGGACCTTCGTGGCCCGGCAGGACGGGCTCGCCGACTTCGCCGCCACCGCCGAGCAGGCGGTGCGGATGCTGCTGGCGGTGGAGCATGGGCAGGCCAACGCCCTGGCGCTGGGCTACCGCACCGACATGGTGCGGCGGCAGCTTCAGCCTGCCACCGTCAACCGCCGGCTGGCGGCGCTGCGGTCGGTGGTCAAGCTGGGCAACACGCTGGGCCTGGTCAGCTGGACGCTGGACGCGGAGAACGTCGACTCCGTGACCTACCGCGACACGCGGGGGCCGGGGCGGGACGGCGTGCGGGCGATGGTGGCGCAGGCCAAGGAGCGCACCGACGCCAAGGGCCTGCGCGACACGGCCATCGTCCGGCTGCTGCACGACGTGGCCCTGCGCCGCGGCGAGGTGGTGTCGCTGGACCTGGAGCATTACGAGAGCCGGCGCGGCACCGTCGCGGTGCTGGGCAAGGGGCGGACCCAGCGCGAGCGGGTCACCCTGCCGGCCGCCACCAGGACGGCGCTCGAGGCGTGGATTGCGGTGCGGGGGAAGGAGCCCGGGCCGCTGTTCCATCGCCTCGATGCCGCCGGCCGGGGCGAGGGTCGGCTGACCGGCGCCGCCGTGTATCAGATCGTTCGCGAGTTGGGCGCCGGGGTGGGCATCGCCACCCGGCCGCATGGGCTGCGGCACTCGGCCATCACCGCGGCGCTGGACGCCAGCAACGGCAACATCCGGGCGGTGCAGCGCTTCAGCCGGCACCGCAACGTCCAGACCCTGCAGATCTACGACGACAACCGCGCCGATCTGGCTGGCCAGATGGCGGCGCTCATTGCGGAGGATTGACATGGGCGAGACCATCGCCGCTCCGGTGCGCAAGCCGGCACCGACGAGGGTGCGCACCCAGGACCAGGCCGCGGCCGTTGTCGGCCGGATCGGCGCTGCGCAGGCGCAGCTGGGACGGCTGAAAGCCGCGCTGGACGTGGCTGTCGCCCAGGCGAACCTCGCCTACGAGACTGCGGCGGCGCCGCTGCGCACGGCGATCGCCGCCGACACCGAGCTGCTGCGCGGCTACTTCGACGCCAACCGCTCCAGCCTGCTGACCGGGACCAAGAAGTCGGTGGCGCTGTCCACCGGTATGATCGGCACGAAGAAGACGACGGCCAAGGTGGTAGTGGCCGATGTGGACGCGCTGTTGAAGCACTTGGAGGAAGACCGCAAGCTGCGGCGGTTCCTCCGGACCAAGAACGAAGTCGATCGGGCGGCACTACTGGCGGAACCGAAGGTGGCGGTGACCATTCCCGGCGTCTCCATCGAGGGCGGGAACGATGCCTTCTTCGTCAAGCCGCTAATGGTCGGAACGACCTGAAATCGAGCTTGCGAAAATCAGCATTATCGCAAGCTGACCTCTGAAAAACGGCTGAAATCCAAGGGTTTCGCAATGACCTCCCATTCCGTGACGATCGGCGCCGCGACGCTGATGCTGGGCGACTGCATCGACCGGATGCGGGAGCTGCCCGACAGCTCGGTCAGCCTGGTGCTGACCGATGTTCCCTATTCCAGCGGCGCCACCCGCGAGGCCGGCAAGACGGCCTACAACAAGACGATGACGCCCGGCAGCCGCGGCGGCGGTGACCGATGGTTCGGCTCCGACAGCCTGAGCACGCGCGGCTTCCTCCATTTGCTGCGCACTTGCGCCATGGAGTGGCAGCGGGTGCTGAAGCCGGGCGGCCATGTGCTGGCCTTCATCGACTGGCGCATGGGCGATCATTTGGCCGATGCCATCGACGGGGGCGAGGCCTCGCTGTTCCTGTCCGGCCATGCGGCCGACGCCATGGAAAGCGCCGACCTGAAGCGGGTGGGGCTGCTGGTGTGGGACAAGACCTATTTCGGCATGGGCACGCACTTCCGTCACCAGCACGAGCTGATCCATCACTTCACCAAGGGCAAGGGCAGCGAGCCGCTGCGCCGGAACGTGGCCAACGTGCTGCGCCATGCGCCGGTGCGGTTCGGTGCCCACCCGACGGAGAAGCCGGTGGGGCTGCTGGCCGAGCTGATCGGCACCGTCTGCCCGCCGGGCGAGACGGTGCTCGACCCGTTCTTCGGCAGCGCGTCGGCCGGCCATGCCGCCCTGACCACGGGCCGGCGCTTCATCGGCATCGAGCGCGACCGGCGCTATTTCGAGGCCGGTTGGCAGCGGCTGGCCAACCTCACCGAGGAGCTGGCGGCATGACCATGCAGCTGGAGGACGTGATGCACGGCCTCACCGCCCGAACCGCCACCGACGGCGTCATCGTCACCATCGGCGGCACCATGGGCTGGTGGCTCGATGCCCTGCACGGGCCGGCGCAGGAACTGGCCTTCTGGGGCACGGTGGCGCTGGTGGCCGGGCGCCTGGTGCTGCTGGCGCTCGACGTCCGGGACCGCCTCCGCCGGCCATCCAAACTGTTCACGCGTGAACACTTTGACGGCGGCGGGAACCGCAAGCCGTAAGGTCTGCTGCCCATGGCCGACGCACGGATCCGGGCCTCTGCCGACCAGGTGAAGGCGGCCATTCGCCAGTACGGCGACCAGCTCACCCGCTACGCCCTGCCAATGGCGCTGACTAGGACTGCACAGGACGCAAAGCTGGCGGTGCAGCGGGCACTGCCGGAGACCTTCGACCGGCCGACGCCCTACACGATCAACGCCACCTTCGTTCGGCCGGCTACCAAGGCGGACCCGGTGGCGTGGGTGGGCTTCAAGGACGACTGGGGCAAGGGCACGCCGGCGGCGCGCTACCTGCTGCCCAACGTCGAGGGCGGGCCGCGCCGGGACAAGCGGATGGAGCGCCAGCTGCGCGCCGCCGGCCTGCTGCCGGCCGGTATGTTCGCCGTCCCCGGCGAGGAAGCCAGGCTGGACGCCTACGGCAACATGCGGCGGTCGGAGGTGGTGCGCATCCTGTCGCAGACCCGGGCCTTCGGGGAACAGGGCTACACGGCCAACCGGAGCGACAGCGCCCGCAGCCGGAAGAAGCGGCGGCGCAACGGCTACTTCGCCGCTCTGCCGGGCAACGCCGGCGGACTGCCGCCGGGCATCTACCAGCGCGACGGCGCCGATGCCCGGCCGGTGGTGATCTTCGTCCGGGCGCCGAGCTACCGCCCGCGCTTCCGCTTCCACGACATCGTCGAGCGGGCGGTGCGGGCCACCATCGGCCGGCGGCTGGAGGAGGCGGTGCGGACGGTCAACGCCCGCTTCGCCGCCCGGCGGTGACGGGTCCTTCCGGGGGGGACCACCCACGAGGGTAATTCGGGCCGCACCGGTCCCCCCTCTGAGAAAATTTTGAATCGAGGTTTTTGTTTATGTCCAAACCGGGCCAACGGGTGAACCGGGCGGAGCTGGCCGACCTGTTCGGCGTCAGCCTGCCCACCGTCGACGCGTGGGTGCGCGACGGCTGCCCCTTCGCGGAGAAGGGGGCCAAGGGCCGGGAATGGGCGTTTGCGACCGCCGACGTTCACCGCTGGCTGGTGGACCGCGCCGTGGCCGACGTCGCCGCCGGCTACGAGGGCGAGATCGGCGTCATCACCGCAGACGAGGCCAAGCGCCGCAAGGCGGTGGCCGATGCGGTGGTGGCCGAGATCAAGGCGGACGAGGCGCTGAACGAGGTGGTGAACCGTCATGAGGCCGCGGCCGACGTCGCCGGCTTCTGCATCGGGCTGCGCACCGGCTTGTCGAATGCGGTGGCGAAGATCGCCGGCCGCGCCGCGGCGATGACCGGGGCGCCGGAAATCCAGGCGATGGCGGAGACGGAAATCAACCGGGCCTTCGACGCCGCCCGCGACGAGCTGGTCAAGAGCTGGGGCGATGAGCCGGGGCTCTGAGGCGGCGGCGCGGGTCAGCGCCCACCGGCACGGCGACTACCGGACCGGACGGGGCGAGCTGCGCCAGGCGCTGCTGGCCCTGTTCGAGGGCAGCCTGAAGTTCCAGGAGCGGATGAGCGGCTCGGTGTGGGCGGAACGCTTCGGCTGGATCCCGAAGGGCACCGGGGCCGAGCACGGCAAGGTGACGCTCTACGGCTACCAGCGCGGGCTGGTGGACGCCATGTGCGATCCGGCGGTGCCGCTGCTGACCGTGCTGAAGGCGGCGCGCGTCGGCTACACGCGCTGCGCCACGCTGGCGGTGGGCTACCACCTGCACCAGGACCCGACGCTGTGCGCCATCGCCCAGCCGACGATCCCGGACGCGGAAGACTTCGGCAGCGGGGAAATCGCCCCGATGCTGCGCGACACGCCGGTGCTGAAGCCGCTGATGCGGCAGGTGAAGAAGGGGGAAAAGCAGGACAACGCCGCCTTCTACCAGCTGAGCAACGGCGCCAGCGTGCGCGTGGTCGGCGCCGCGTCGGACGATGCCTTCCGCCGCTACTCGGCCCGCTTCCTCTTCGCCGACGAAATCGACGGCGACGGCTGGACGCCCGGGGTCAAGACCCAGGGCGACAAGCTGAAGCTGTTCTGGACGCGCGGCGAGACCTTCTGGAACCGCTCGATGGTGCGCGGCTCGACCCCGCTGCTGTACGAGACGAGCCGGGTGTGGAAGCTGTGGCTGGCCTCGGACCAGCGGCGCTACTTCGTGCCCTGCCCGCAATGCTCGGACGCGGCCGGCCAGCTCGACGGCTGGCAGTATCTGGACTGGGGCGGGCCGGACGTGCCGCACGGGCTGAAATGGAGCCTGGACGCCGAGGGCACCCTGGACAAGGTGTGGTACGTCGGCACCTGCGGCTGCGTCATCGACGAGCGCCACAAGGCGTGGATGGACGCCAACGGCGAATGGCGCCCGACCGCCAGGGCCAAGGTGCCCGGGCATGTCGGCATGCATCTGTGGACGGGCATGTCGCTCAATCCCAATGCCGCCTGGCCGGTGATCGTCCAGGAATGGCTGGAGGCGCAGGCCGACCCGGCCAGCCTGGTGCAGCCCTTCATGAATCTGCGGCTGGGCCGCCCCTACCGGGCAACCTACGGGCAGGAAATCAAGAGCGGCAGCTTCATCGACCGCATGGAGCCGTACCCGGCCGAGGTGCCGGCGGCTGTCGAGTTCATCACCGTCGGGGTGGACGTCCAGTCCGGCAAGGTCAACCCGCGTCTGGAGGCCTCCGTCTACGGTTGGGGCCGCGGGCTGGAGGTCTGGCTGATCGGCCATTTCGTCCTGCCGGGCGATCCGGCCAAGGGCGAGGTGTGGGCGGCGCTGGACGAGCAGGTGCTGCTGCGCCGGTTCCGCAAGCCGGACGGGAGCACGCTGGACGTGCGGGCCAGCTGCATCGACAGCGGCGGCCACCACACGCAGGAGGTCTATGCCTTCGCCAACAAGCGCCGCTCCCGGCGGGTGTGGGCGATCAAGGGCCGCTCGGAAAGCCGGGGCCAGCGGGGCAAGGTGTGGCCGCGCAAGCCGTCCAGCAAGCTCGGCCATGTCTGGTACATGATCGGCGGCAACGCCGCGCGTGACTGGGCCTATGGCAGCCTGGCGGTGGACAGGATCGGGCCGCGCCATGTGCATTTCCCGCAAGCTGCCATCGACGGCGCCCGCGAGCTGGACGATGAGTTCTTCGCCCAGCTGACCCGCGAGCGGCTGATCGTCCCGCGCGGGCAGCAATACACGGTGTGGCAGAAGCCGGCCGAGGCCCATGAGGCCGGGGTGTGCTTCGTCTACGCCTACGCCGCGGTGTGCGGCCTGCAGGCCCTATCCGGCAAATACGTGAAGCTGGGCGAGGCCGATGCGGTGCCGGCGACTGACACGGACGACACCGGCGCTGAGTCGACGCCGGCCGACGCCATCGCCGCGGCGGTCGCCCGGGCGCGCAGGCTGAGCCAGCCCGCCCAGCCGGCCGCGACTGTCCAACCGGCGCCGCCGGCCTCGACCGACAAAGGGGAACTCTACCTATGACCGACGTCACCACCCTGGAGGCGTGGCTCGCCGACGCGCGGGCCGCGCACCATGCCCTGCAACTCGGCCGGCAGACGGTCAGCGTGCGCTTCGGCGACCGCGTGGTCGAATACGCCCCGGCCAACGTCCCCCAGCTGGCCAGCTACATCGCCTCGCTGGAGCGCCAGATCAATGCGGCCAGGGGCCGGCGCGGGCCGGCGGTGTCGCCCTATGTCGGGATCGTCGGCTGATGGCCACCGCCCCCGTCATCCTCGACCAACACGGCCGGCCGATCACCCAGGCCGAGATTCGGCGGGCGCGGGCGCAGGCGGCCATGGGCGCCTTTCTCGCCGGATCGGGCAATGCGCCCGAGCTGCGCGACTGGACGCCGGCGGCGGGCTCGCCCGATGCCGACCTCGACGGCGACCGTCAGACCATCGTCGCCCGCGCCCGCGACCTGGAACGCAACGACGCCCTGGTCTCCGGCGCGGTCCAGTCGCTGAAGGACAGCGCCATCGGCTTCGGGCTGGATTTCCAGTCGATGCCGGACTATCGCGCGCTGGGCATCGGCCGCGACCAAGCGCAGGACGCCGCCCGGCGCATCGAATCCATCTGGCACGAGTGGAGCGAGGACCGCGACGCCTGCGACGTCACCGGCCAGCTGCCCTTCGGCGCGATGCTGCGCCAGTCGGTGCAGTCCGACCTCGTCGCCGGCGAAAGCCTGCAGCTGGCGCTGTGGCTGCCGGAGCGGCAGCGCCGGCTGGGCAGCCGCTTCGCCACCGTCATGCAGACGGTGGAGGCCGACCGGCTGTCCAACCCGCAGGACCGCATCGGCGATCCGCGCCTGCGCGACGGCGTCGAGATCGACGAATACGGCGCCCCTATCGCCTACCATGTCCGCAGCAGCCACCCGGGCGACCTGTTCATGCCGTGGGCGATGGCGGCGGCGGAGTGGCAGCGGGTGCCGTTGCGCGGGCCGGGCGGGCGGCGGGTGGTGATCCATTCCTTCGACCAGAAGCGCCCAGGTCAGCACCGTGGCGTGTCGGTCTTCGCGCCAGTGATGACCGAGCTGAAGCAACGCGCCCGGTTCCAGCGGGCCGAGCTGCAGGCGGCGGTGGTGAATGCGGTGATCGCCGCGGTGCTGGAAACCCCGGCCGACGGCCAGACGCTGCTGGACCTGTTCGGCGACGCCAACAGCTACATGGACATGCGCAACGCCCAGCCGTCGATGCAACTCGGCATCGGCCCGGGCGGCGCCATCCCGCGCCTGCTGCCGGGCGAGTCGTTGAAGGGCTACTCGTCCAACCGTCCCAGCGCCGGCATGGACGGGTTCGTGACCACGGTCAGCCGGCTGATCGCCACCGGCATCGGCATGACCTACGAGACGTTCATGCGCGATTTCAGCAAGACCAACTACTCCAGCGCCCGCGCGTCGCTGCTGGAGGGCTGGCGCTTCGTGCTGTTCCTGCGCATGCACAAAACCCTGACCTGGTGCCGGCCGACGCTCGACCTGGTGCTGGAGGAAGCGGTGTGGCGCGGCTACCTCGACCTGCCGGGCTTCTCGGAAAGCCGGGCGCGGCGGCAGGCGTGGCTGCGCGGGGTGTGGCGCGGGCCGGCGCGCGGCTGGGTGGACCCGGTGAAGGAAATCACCGCCGCGGCGATGCGGGTGCGGCTCGGCATCTCCACCCTGCGCGACGAGGCGCTGGACCAGGGCCGCGACCTCGACGACCTGCTGGACCAGATCGCGCTGGAGCAGGAGGCGCTGAAGGCGCGCGGGCTGACCCTGCCCGAGGTCAACTTCATGCCCACCCCGGATCCAACCGAAAACGACCAGCCAGAGCCAGCAGCGGCCGGCGGCTGACGGAGTCCCCCTGACATGCTGAAGACGATGCAGCCCGTGCTGGTGTCCCCAGCCTGGGCCGAGACGGCGGCTGCGCGCATGGTGCAGATGACCCGGGCGAACCGCGCCGGCGGGGAGCTGCCGGCTGGGTGTTATCGGCTGGGCGAGGTCAACGGCACGCGCCGGCCCTACGAGGTGGACCAGGGCGTGGCGGTGGTGTCGGTCGCCGGGCTGCTGGTGCCCAAGCTGGGCTACATCGGCAGCAGTTGGGTCACCGGCTACGACGGGCTGCGCTTCCAGCTGGCGCACGCCTTCGCCGATCCGGACGTGCGCGCCGTCTGCCTCGACATCGACAGCGGTGGCGGCATCGCCCAGGGCTGTTTCGACCTGGTGGACTGGATCGTCGCCGCGAAGAAAGCCGCGGGCAAGCCGGTGGGAGCCATCTGCAGCGAAGAGGCCTATTCCGCCGCCTACGCCATCGCCTGCGCCGCCGACAGCATCGCGGTGCCGCGCACCGGCGGGGTGGGATCGATCGGCGTCTGGCTGATGCACTGGGACTATTCCCGCATGCTGGAGGAGGCCGGGCTGACGCCGACCATCATCCAGTCCGGAGCCCACAAGACCGATGGCCACCCCTACGCCGCCCTGCCCGAGGCGGTGCGGGCCGACTGGCAAGGGCAGGTCGACGCGCTGCGCCAGCTCTTCGCCGAAACCGTCGCCCGCGCCCGCGGGCTGGACGTGGCTGCGGTCCTCGCCACCGAGGCCCGCTGCTTTGAGGGGCCGATCGGCACCGCCGAGGCCGTGCGCCTTGGGCTGGCCGATGCGGTCCTGCCACCCGACCAGGCCTTTTCGGCCCTGGTGGATCATGTGAGGGACATCCAGTGAAGAGTTTCAACTTCGCTCACCTGAACCCCTTCGGCCGCTCCAAGGCGGCGGACGGGGAGACCCAGGCGGGCACCGACAGCACCAAGACCGGCGAAGAGTCCGGTCAGCAGGATCAGGAAGACGACAAGGAGAAGCCGGCAGACGGTGACGAACCGAAAGCCGTTGACCAGCAAGCCGCCGCACCCAGCGAGCGCGAGCGCTGCGCCGCCATCTTCGCGGCACCCGCCGCCGCCGGCCGTGTCCAGCTCGCCGCCCATCTGGCCTTCAACACCGACCTGACGGTCGAGGCGGCCTGCGCCGCGCTGGAGGCCGCCCCCATCGGCGCGACCGCGTCCAGCGCCTCGACCCCCACCGGCAATCCGCTGGCGCTCGCCGCCATGGACGCCCACCCCAACCCGACCGTCGGCGCCTCTACCGACACCGCCACCCTGAGCGACGACCAGAAGGCCGCCGCCGCGGTGCTGGCCAGCATGGCCGCCGTCGGGCTCATTGCAAAGGACGGCACCCGATGACCTCCGCCAGCTTCTCCTCCCAGACCAGCCAGCCGCTGCCGTCGCTGATCGCCGGCGACTTCCCGCGCATCACCCGGCTGGTGACCGTCGCCAGCGGCGCCGGCGTGCTCCCGGCCGGCGCCGTGCTCGGCCGCATCACCGCCAGCAGGAAGTTCACCCTGTCGGCCGCCGCGTCCGGCGACGGCTCCGAAGCGGTGCGTGCGGTGCTGGCCGAGCCGGTGGACGCCAGCCTGTCCGACGTGGTCGCCGTCGTCTACCTGACCGGCGAGTTCACTGCGGGCGAGCTGACCTTCGGCGCCGGCCACTCTGCCGCGTCGGCGGCCGACGCGCTGCGCGATCTGTCGATCTTCCTCTGAGGACGCCCACCCATGGACATCTATTCGACGCTCGCCATGCTGGGGGTGCTGCAGTCGCTGCGCGCCAAGGCCCCCCGCTTCCTGCTGAACATGTTCTTCCCGCTGGCCAGCTTCAGCGACACTGAGAAAATCATTTTCGACGTCGAGGTCGATGACATCGAGATCGCCCCCTTCGTCTCGCCGCTGGCCGCCGGCCGCGTCGGGTCGGACACCGGCTATGAAACCAGGATGTTCGCCCCGGCCTATGTGAAGCCGCTGCACGACATCAAGCCGGGCGAGCCGCTGCGCCGGCTGGCCGGCGAACCGCTGACCGGCACCCTGTCGGCCGGCGCCCGCGAACAGGCCATCCTGGGCGCCAAGCTGCAGCGCCAGCTGACCCAGATCCTGCGCCGCAAGGAGGTGATGGCGGCCGAGGTCCTGCGCACCGGCAAATGCGTGGTGAAGGGCGACGATTACCCGGAGGTTCTGGTGGACTTCCAGCGTGACGGGGATTTGACCCTTGCGCTGTCCGGCGCCGTCCGCTGGGGCGAATCCGGCGTGTCGCCCTATGCCGACGTGTCGGAATGGATCGACCTGGTGGGGCGGAAGTCCGGCGCCGCGGTCAACGTCGTGGTGATGGACGCCAAGGCCTGGGCGCTGTTCGAAGCCGACCCCAAGCTGGAGAAGGTGCTCGACCGCACGCTGGGGCAGGCCGCCATCGTCCAGATGGGCTTCCAGCCCGGCGTGCCCGGCACCCCGGTGTTCAAGGGCCGGATCGGGATGGTGGAATTTTATACATACAACGATACGTACAAGGACAATGGCGTCACCAGGGAGCTGCTGCCGGATCACACGGTCCTGCTGGGCGCCACCGGCGCCATGGAGGGCATCCAGGCCCACGGCGCCATCCTCGACCCGCGCGCCGGCTACCAGGCCCTGGAGGTCTTCCCCAAGAGCTGGATCGAAGAGAACCCGGGCCGGCGCATGCTGCTGAGCCAGTCGGCGCCGCTGGTCTACCCGCGGCGCCCCAACGCCTGCATGTGCGCGACGGTGAGGTGAGCCATGGCCAAGCTGCGCCTGCTGGTCACTGTGAAGGTGGCCAAGGAGACCACGCTGCGGCCGGGGGCCGTCATCGAGGTCAAGGACCCGGAGGACGAGCAGGTTACCTCGCTGGTGGCCCGCGGCTTCGCCCGCTGGGTGAAGGCCGGCGACGCGGCCGACGTGGAGGAACTGCCGCTCGACCGCATCATCGCGGCGATCGGCAAGCTGGACCCGGCGAATGCCAAGCACTTCAAGGGCGGCAAGCCGGAGCTGAAGGCGCTGGGCGAGCTGTTGGGGGCAGAGGTCTCCGCCGACCAGCGTGACCGGGCCTGGGCCGCTCTGCAGGGGTGATCGGCATCACCATCACCAGCGACGCGACACGGGCGGCCTTCGGGCCGCCCGTCGTGTTTCGGGGGATCGTCCATGTTCTTCGATGATCTGAACAGCGCTTGCATCGGTGCTTTCGGTGAGCCGGCGGTGATCCGCCGTCCCGGCCGTCCCGACATCACCGTCACCGGCATCTTCGACCGCCGGCACTATCAGGTGGAGACCGACGACGGGCCGGTCTCCACGCTGATGACCTCGCTGGCCGTGGTCGACGCCGACATGGGCGGACCGGTGCCCGCCGGTTCCGCCGTCGAGCTGCGCGGCCTGTCCTTCACGGTGTCCGAGCCGCGGCCGGACGGGCAGGGCATGACCGTCCTGCTGTTGCGGGAGTCGCGCTGATGCACCCCCGCACCCGGATCCGCACCGCCATCGCCGCGGCGCTTGCCTCCGTCGCTCCCGTCACCGCCAACCGGGACGATCCGTTGCAGCCGGACGCGCTGCCCTGCATCGGCCTGTTCACGCCCGATGAGGCAACGCAGGAAATCACCACGGGCAGCCGGCGCCAATTGCGGCGCATGGACCTCTATGTCGACGGTTACGTCCGCGCCGGTGCCGACCTGGACGACCAGCTGGACGCCATGGCGCTGCGCATCGAGCAGGCCATCGCCGGCGGCGGCCGGTTCGGCGGCGCGCTGGACCGCATCGAGCTGGTGCGCACCGTCACCGACCGCCTGACCAGCGGCGAGCTGAAGGCCGGGGTGACCCGCCTGCAGTTCGTCGTGAGCTACCAGACCACGTTCGGCCAGCCCAACCCCTGAGTCTGACGCCTGAGCCCTCCGGAACCTCCGGAGCATCCCCGCCGCCCGGACTTCGGGCGGCTTATTTTTTGCCCGAAGGAGGGGCATTCCCATGAGCGGCAACGCTGTTCAGAGCGCCGGCACGCGCTATTTCATCGCCACCGGGGCCAACGCCACCAAGAAATGCACCACCGAAGCCGAATACAAGGCCCTGACCTGGGTCGAGGTCGAGGAGGTCGAGGATTTCGGCGCTTTCGGTGAGCAGTACGAGAAGGTCACGTACAAGACGCTGGGCGACGGCGCCGTCCACAAGAAGAAGGGCACCGTCGACTACGGCTCGGCCACCGTGAAGCTGGCCCGCATTCCGACCGGCACCGGGCAGGCGGCGGTGAAGGCGGCGGCGAAGAACCGCAAGACGGCCCACAACCACAAGATCGAGTTCGACGACGCCCCCGACGGCGGCACGCCGACCACGATTTATCTGAACGCCTACGTCATGGGCTACACCACCGAAATCGGTGGCAACGACAAGGTGATCGAGGCCAGCGTCGGGCTGGAAATCGACGCCGAGCCGATCGAGGTGGCGGCCGACGCGCCGTAAGCACCGATGCCGGCAGTCTTTCCTGGCTGCCGGCCCGTCTCCCCGTCCAAAGCGAGATCCTGCCATGACCGTCCCCAGCACGGCGCCGCGCTTCGCGCACGGCGTGATGACTATCAGCCTCGACGGCGAAGACGTCGAGCTGTTCGCCAATGTCCGCGCCAGCCGCACCATCTGCCGCCTCTATGGCGGCCTGCAGCAGGCCTTTACCAACACCAACGCCTTCGATTTCGACACGCTGGTGAACGTCGTCAACGCCGCCGCCGGCCGCGTCGGCAAGCAGGCCGAGGCCACCGCCGAGGCGATCTTCGCCGAGGGTGTCGTCGTCGTCGCGCCGCAGGTGCTGCTGTTCCTGAATTTCCTCGCCGGCGGTGGCAAGGCGCCCAGGACGGACACCGCCAAGCCCGCGAAACCCGACGCCGGCAGCGAGGCCGCCGCATCGGGGGAAGCCGGCTGACCTTCCCGGAGTATGTGGACCGGATGTTCGCATACGCCACCGGCTGGCTGGGATGGTCGCGCAGCGAGGCGCTGGACGCCCCGTTCCCCGACATCCAGCTGGCCCTGGACGGGAAGGTCGATTTTCTCGCCGCCACCACCCCCGGGGCCAAGCGCCAAAAGCGCAAGCCCAAGGACACGGCGGAGCTGAAGGAGCGGGCGCGGGCCGTGTTCGGCCTCAAGCGCTCACAACAGGGCAGGGGCGCCGGGTGACCGGCGCCCTTTTCGTTTCCGGAGACCGGCATGGCTGATTTCCCCGGCATGATGGTGCCGGTCGGTGCGGATGACTCCGGCCTGCGGCGGGTGCTGTCGCAGGCGGAAGCCCGCGTCGACCAGTTCGCCGGCCGCGTCGACGGCTCCGTGCGCCGGGCCTCCTCCAGCTTCGACGCCCTGGGCAGCGCCGCCGGCCGCGTCGCCGGCGTGGTCGCCGGCATCGGGCTGGCGCAGGGGGCCGGCGAGGCGATCAAGGCGGCCGACGCCTGGAGTCTGTCCGCCTCGAAGATCGCGCTCTATGCCGGCGCCGGCGAAAAGGCGGTGGCCGTCCAGGAGCAGCTGTTCCAGGCCGCCCAACGCGCCCGCTCGGCCATGGAGCCCGCGGTCGGGCTCTACACCTCGCTGGCCGACGCCGCGCTGACCATGGGCAAGTCCCAGGGCGAGGTGATCCGGCTGACCGAGACCATTTCCAAGACCTTCAAGATCTCGGGCACCGAGGCCGGCACCGCCGCCGGCGCGCTGGTGCAGCTGTCGCAGGCGATGGCCAGCGGCGTGCTGCGCGGCGACGAGTTCAACAGCGTCATGGAGGCCTCGCCGCGGCTGGCCAAGGCGCTTGCCGACGGGCTGGGCGTGCCGCGGGGCGCCCTGAAGTCGCTGGCCGAGCAGGGGGCGCTGACCGCCGACAGGGTGGTGACCGCGCTGCTGAAGCAGGGCACCGCCATCGATACCGAGTTCGGCCACATCGCCACCACGGTGTCCGACAGTCTGACGGTGCTGGCCAACACCGCCCAGCGCCAGATCGGCCAGATGAACCAGGCGGTCGGGCTGACCGCCGGCATTTCGTCGGGCATCCTGGTGCTGGCCGATAATCTCGATGCGGTGACCAAGGCCGCCGGCGGTGCCGCCCTGGCGCTGGGGGCCATCGCCGCGGCGCGGATGATGCCGACCGGCATTGCCGCGGTGACCCAGGCGATCGACGACCAGCGCGTTGCCCTCTACGCCAAGGCGGTGGCCACGGCCGAGGCTGCCAATGCCGAGAAGCTGGCGGCGGCGCAGAACCTGATCCGGGCGCAGACGGCGCGGGCCGCCACCGCGGCGACCGTGCAGGCGGCCGAGGCGGAGTTTGCGGCCAAAGCCGCCGCCGCGAGCGGAGCGGCAACCACGCTGGCATCGGCAGAGTCGGCGCTGACGTCGGCCCGGGCCAAGACAGCCCTCACCACCAACGTTTACGTCCTGGCCAAGGCGCTCGCCACGGAGCGCAATGCCGAGGCCGCCGTGGTGATGGCGCGCGAGGCCTCGATTGCCGCCGACGCGGAAAAGGTGGCCTCGCTCGCCCGGCTGCGCGCCGCCCAGCTCGCCACCGCGGCGGCCGGCGAAGCGGTGGTGATGGCCGACGCCCACCTCACCACGATGGCGGTGAGCGCCAACGCCGCGAGCCTCGCCCTGGCGCAGCGCGCCTCGCTGCTGACCGCGGCCTGGAACGGGGTGAAGGCCGCCGGTGCCGGCATGCTCGGGCTGGTCGGCGGGCCGTGGGGGGCGGCATTGCTGGCCGGCGCCGCCGCGGTGGCGGTCTTCGCCACCCGCACCACGGCGGCCGAAGACGCGGCCGACAGCTTCGAACACGCGCAGCGCGCCGCCCAGGACGCGGTGAAGGACTCGGCCGCGGATGTCGAGCAGCTGGCCACCCAGTACGGGCGCCTGTCCGACAGCATGCGGGCGGTGACCCGGATCAAGCTGGACGAGGCCCTGGCCGAACAGGCCAAGGCGATCGCCGCCCAGCGCAGCGCCGCCTCGGCAGCGGTCTACCGCCCGGATTCGGTGGCGCGGCCGGTGTCGGGCGACTGGAACGTCTCCACCGACACCGCCGGCTCCGCCCGCGCCTATGAACAGATGGGGCTGGCGGCCGAGCAGGTGGACCGGCTGCGCGTTGCCTTCCAGGCTTTCCGTTCGGCCGCGGCCGACGATCCGGAAGCCATCGCCACCCTGGTGCGGGTGCTGGACGAGGTCGGCCGCAACGCCGGCGCCGCCGGCAAGCCGCTGCTGGAGCTGGCGCAGCGTCTGGCCGATCCGGCGACCAAGGCGGAAGCCGCGGCGAAGACATCCAAGGAACTGGCCGCCCGGCTGGCGCTGCTGAACAACCCGGCGGACGAAGCGGCCAAGGCGGTGCTCGCCGCCGGCCAGACCGCCGACACCGCCGCCTCGCGCTTCGTCGGGCTGGGCTCGGCCGTGGGGGGCGTGGCCACCAAGCTGGCCGAGCTGGGGGCTAAGAGCTGGACCCTGTCGCTGCCGGAAGGGCTGGAGCGCCGCGTCGGGGACATGGTCGGGCCACCGCCCGAGCAGAAAACCCCCGTCGTCACCGGCCTGCAGGACCGCGGCCGCTCCTCCGACGACAGCGCCTATCAGAGCTGGGACGCCCAGCGCGACGTCGTGCGCGGCCGGCTGAAGACCCGGATCGTTCCGGCGGAGTCGGCGGAAGCGGTGCGGCTGCTGACGCTGGAGGCCGACGCCACCGAAAAGCTGGCCCGGGCGCGGGCGTCGGGCAACCCGGCGACGATCAAGGCGGCCGAGGTCGAGGTGGAGGTGGCCAAGCGGCTGCGCGAGGGCCTCGACCCGGCGCAGGAGGGCAGCACCCGCACCCAGCTGCTGCGCAAGGCGCGGGCCGAGCTGGCCGGCGAGGTCGGCGCCCAGGTCACCCAGCTCACCATGGATGTCGCCGCCCAGCAGCGGCTGACCGCTGCCGCCGGCAAGGGCGAGGCCGCCCAGCGCGCCGCTGCTGCGGCCAACCGGGTGGCGGCGGCCGGGCTGAAGGGCTATGGCGATGCCGCCGCGGCGGCCGAGGCCCGCATCGAGGCGCTGACCGTTCAGCAGCTGCGCCAGGACGCCGACCAGCCGATCCAGGACCGCATCCGCTCGGCCCGGGCGCTGATGGACGCCTACGAGCAGGGGCCGAAGGCGGTCAAGGCGACCGAGCTGGCCGAGCAGGCCCACACGCTGGCGCTGAAGGAAGGAGAAGAGGGGACCCAGAAATACAATGAGGCCAAGGCGCATTACGTCGAGCTGCTGACCGAGGCGCAGCAGCTGGAGTCGGCCGCGGCGGCCGGGCCGATGCTTCAGCAGCAGCGCGACCAGCTGGAGCTGGGTCGCCAGCAGCTGCAGCTGATCGGCGCGTCGGCGGAACAGCGGGCGGTGGAGCTGGCGCGCACCCAGGCCCTGATCGACCTGCGCGACCGCAACATCGACGCCGCCAGCCGGGAAGGGCAGGCCTATCTGGCCAACGCCGAAGCGCTCGCCCGGCAGAACCTCGCGCTGGAGCGGGCGAACAGCGCCTATCAGGAGCTGGAGCAGTTCGGCGACCGCAGCTTCGACGCCATCCTGCAGAAGCTGTCCGCCGCCGGCAAGTCGACCATGTCGTGGGCGGACGCCATCGGCACCGTCAGCGTCGAGCTGCAGCAGCTCGCGCTGAAGATGGCGCTCATCAACCCGATCAAGAACTGGGTGATGGGCAGCAACCTGCCCACCGTCTTCGATTTCTTCGGCGGCAGCGGCGGGCAAACGGGACAGGCGGGGCAGGGCGGCGGCATCGGCGGCAGCCTGACCAGCACGGCCTTGAGCAAGGGTGCCGGCTGGGCGCTCGACAAGATGGTTCCTGGCGGCATGTCCGCCGCGCTCGACAGCTGGGGCTACAGCACGCTCGGCATCGGCACGCAGCTGACCTCGACCACGACGCAGGTGGCCTCGACCGCCGGCGGACTGGCATCGTCGGCGCAGGGCATCGGCGTGGCTTCCGTTCCGGGCGGTGTCGGCAACGTCGCCACCAAGGCGGCCACCTCCAGCGCCACCCAGACGGGCGGCATCAGCGGCGGTCTGTCGGGTTATCTGGGCGCCGCCGGCGCCGGCGCGATCGGCGGCACCATCGGCGGATATCTGGGCACCGCCGCCAATTCCAAGGCGGTGGGTGGCTTGTCCGGTGCGGCGCTGGGCGCCGGTGCGTCTTACTTGGCCTCCGCCATGGGCTTGGGTGCCATCGGCGGGCCGATCGGGCTGGCCATCGGTGCCGTGGTCGGCGGCATCATGGGCATGATCGGCACGCAGAAGGCGACCGTCGGCCCCAACAGCTCGGGCAACATCGTCCTGAACGGCAAGGGCGGGTTCCGCACCGACACCGCCCTGGCGGACAACGGCGCCGACGCCGGCCAGATGCAGCAGGTCACCGACGCGGTCGCGGCATCGATGAACGCCATCGTGTCGGGCATCGGCGGCAAGCTGACCGGTGGCGACGGCGTCAACACGGCGCTCATCCAGCAGTTCGCCAAGGACGGCAAATGGTACGTCACCCCGACCGTGGGCGACAAGGCCGGGCAGAAGACCGCGTTCACCGACCAGAACGAGGCCATCGCCTTCTACATGCGCGAGAGCCTGAAGGGTCTGATCGGCACCGGCCAGCTGACCGGCGCCAACGACGACGTCAAGACGGCGCTGACCACGTCCAAGGCGACCAAGGCCGAGGATCTGGCCACCGACCTGGGCTTCGCCGCCGGTTTCCGCCAGCAGCTCGACGGGATGAACGCGAGCCTGGATCCGACGAACAACCTGCTGAAGACCTTCACCGACAACTCGAAGGCCATCGGCGAGTCGGTGAAAACCAACATCACCGATTGGCGCAGCAAGGCCAGCGAGCTGGGGCTGGCGACCGAGACCGAGCTGACCGCCGCCGCCCGCAAGGGCATCGAGGCGATGATGGGTCTCGGCCCGGCCACCGAGCCGCTGGTGGGCATGGCCGCGGCCACGAAGCAGGCCGAGATCGAGTTCGAACAGTTCCGCCCGGCCCTGCTGTCGCTGGGCTACACCACCGGCGAGGTGGCCGAACTGGCGGCGCGCTACACCCGACGCCTGCAGGACAGCTACGCCGACGCGGTGGCCTATGTGCAGAGACAGGGGGCCGTCGCCATCGAGGCCCTGATCGACCCCAGCGCCAAGTCCAGCGCGCTGGACCGGCTGCAGGGGTTGGGTCTCGACCGCACGAATGCGGCGATTGCCGGACTGGCCGGTGTCATCGACGGGGTGGAGCGGGCGGCATCCAGCGGCACGCTGACCATCGAGGCCGAGCGGGCGGCGCTGGGCCGGCTGAATGGGGCGCTCTACGACGGCACCATCAGCGGTGACCAGTACACCACCATGGTGGGGTATCTGACCCAGGCGTGGCAGGACAGCGCCGATGCCGCCCAGACGGCGGCCGAAAAGGCCAAGGCACTCGCCTCCTACCAGGCCGACATCACCGGCCGGATGGCTGCGGCGCTCGGCAACAGCCGCGGCGCCGGGCTGATCGCGCTGGACGCCCAGCACGCCGCCGCCCTGGCAGACGCCACCGCGGCCGGCTACGACACCACCCGGCTGCGCCTGGTGCAAATGGCGGAACGGGGTGCCCAAGCCTTCACCCTGGCACAGCAGGACCTGCTGGACGCCTACGACCGCGAGATCGCCGCCCGGCAGGAGGTGGTCGACTCCATCCAGTCCGGCGCCATCGCCCTGTTGCAGGCCGCCCAGCAGTTCAAGGATGCCCGCGCCGCCCTGCGCGAGGGCGACGACTCGCCGCTGGCGCCGCGCCAGAAGATCCAGGAGGCAACCGACCGCTTCGACGCCGCCTATGCGGTGCTGAAGGACAGCAGCTCCACCGATGCCGACAAGGACACCGCCCGGCAGACCCTGCTGCAGGTCGGTCCCACCCTGGTGGCGCTGGAGAAGGCGGCCAGCGGCGGCACCGCATCGACGCTGTTCGACAAGGTGGACCGGGTCTTTGCCGAGCTGGGCGACACCGGCGGGCTGAGCCTCGACACCGCCACCCAGGATCTGCAGGTGGCGCAGGACCAGCTGAAGGAGCTGCAGAAGGCCCGGGCCGAGGCCGCCGGGTTCGGGCAGCGCCAGCTGGGCAGCCTGTCCGGCCTGCGCGACGTCATGGACCAGAGCTATGCCGTCTGGCAGGCGGCGCTGTCCCCGCTCCAGAAGCTGACCGGCACGACGCCCGGCACGACGCCGGGAACGACCCAGCCGACCACGGTCGATGCGTCCCGCTACGCCGCTCCCGCCGCCATTCAGGCCGATTGGGACAGCCTGTCGGCCGGGCAGCAGCTGGCCGTCACCCGGCAAATCGGCTGGCAAGGGGCCATCGACGACTCGCTGAACATCTGGCTTGCCACGAGTGCCGGCAAGGCGGGCAGCTTCGAGTCGGCGGTCTCGACGCTGGCGGACAAGCGGCGGCGCCTGCTGGCCTTCAGCGCCGCCGACATCGAGGCCAACTTCGGGCAATTCCCGGACATCCAGGCGGCAAGAGCGGCCAATCCGGCTTTCGACCTTGCCGAGTGGTTCATGCGGGCCGGCATCGACGAGGTGCTGGCGGGGACGCGGCACATCCCCGGCTTCGCCGCCGGCACCCTGTCCACGCCGCCCGGCGCCGTCTGGGTGGGCGAGCGCGGGCCTGAGCTGCTGTGGCAGGGGGGCGGGGCGGCGGTGGCCTCCAGCGCCGACAGCCTGCGGATCGCGTCGGCCTTCGACGCGGCGGTGAGCGGTCTGTCTCCGCCGGCGCCGACGGTCTCCTTCCGCCGCCCCGACCTCGATGCCGGCGGCGCCGGCGTGGCCGAGCTGCTGGAGGCCGTGGAGGGCCTGCGCGACGATATCCGCGCCATCGGCCGCGACGCCCTCACCCAGCGCGCCCGCATCGGCGCCGATGCCGCCGCCCTGTTGGCCCGCGTCGAGGCGGCCACCGGCGACCTGCCCCGCAAACTCGCCAACACCCGGAGGGCCGCCTGATGAAGGTGCGTCTCGTCGACCTCACCCTGTTCCACCGCCCCAGCGGCCACCGCCACCGGCTGCCGCTGGCCACCTTCCCCGGCTACCAGTCCGGCCCGGCCGACGATCCGCCGAACGTCACCTGGCTGCCGCTGGTGACTGCCGGCGCCGACGCGTCGGTGTCCATCGGCAGCCTGGGCGCCGCCGACGGGCAGGCCGAGCTGCGGATCGGCGACCTGGTGCTGCGCAACGAGACCAGCCGCAACCCGGCGCAGCGCTTCGCCACCCTGCAGGACATCGACACCGGCGCCTGGCTGCGCGTCGCCCTCGACGACCGGCCGCTCGACCTGCTGCTGACCGGCGACTATGTCATCCAGGCGGTGAGCGAGCGCGAGATCGAGGACGGGGCACCGCTGGCCGAGGCGGTGACCGTCTGGACCGCCCGGGTCGGTCAGCCCAAGCCCAAGCGCACCGAGATCGCCCTGCCGATCTACGACTCCCGCCTCGACTACGACACGCCGATCCAGACCGAGCGCTACAAGGGCACCGGCGGCTACGAGGGGCCGGCCGAGCTGAAGGACACGTTGAAGGAGGTGCCGCTCGGGCACTGCCCGATGGCGCGGCCGACCTATCTCGGCATCGTCGACGGTTTCCACCGCTGGTCCGTCGGCGGCGGCAAGCCGGTGCAGGACGTGCCGCGGGGCTGGTCTTCCGGTGTCGCGGTGACCAGGCAGTCAGCCAGTGTGCCGAGCGACAACGCGCACTTCACGGTCGACCTCGCCAGCGGGATCGTCACCACCACGGTGAAATATGCCGACTTCCGCCTCGAGGTGCTGGGCCGCAAGTTCGCCGGCACTTACCGCCGGTATATCGGCGAGCTGATCGCCGCCCTGGCCACCGGTGCCGGGCTGGCCGGCACGGTGGACAGCGCCGGCATCGACGCGGTGCCGCGCACGGTGGGTCTCTTCCTCGCCGCCGGCGACGGCACCACCCACGCCGCGGCTTACGCCAAGTTCGTCGGCAGCGTGCCGCGCGGCGGCTGGTATGTCGGCACCGCCGGCCAGCTGGTGGTGACCCGCGTTCCCCGTCCCAGCGCGGCGGCATCGGTGCGCGCCTACAGCAGCGCCGCCGGCACCACCACGGGCCTGCAGTATGTCGAGGGCCAGCACAACCCGCCGGCCAAGCAGGTGGTGCTGCGCTGCGCCCACAACCCCAGCCCGCCCAGCAGCGCCGCCACCGACGCCACCGCAGCCGACGCCACCCGCTGGACCCAGGAATGGGTCGAGGTCCCGTCCGTGGTAGACGACCGGATCGCCGCAGCCTGGGGCAGCGCGGCCAAGGTGGTGACCGTCGAGACCGCCCTGACCTTCGGCGCCGACGCGGCGGCCGAGCTGCCGGCCTGGGTGGCCGAGCTGTCGGCGCCGCCGACCCTCTACGAGCTGCCGGTGCTGGACGGGGCGCCCGGCGTCTGGATCGGCGACACCGTGACGGTGGAGGACGACATCGCCGGCTTCGCCGACGGGGCGGCGGCGGTGGTCTATGGCCGGACCGTTGCCGACCGCAGCGGCGGCGCCACCCTCTATGTGGCGCGGTGAGCCATGGCGACCGGATTGCTGGCCCACATCAACGAGCTGTCGGAACAGGACTGCGCCATCACCGGGATGGCAGGCGACTGGAGCCCCACGGCCCCGCTCGACGCGCTGAAGACGCTGCCGCTGGTGGACGCCGCGGTGTCCACCCGGATCGGCAGCCGGAACGAGCCGGTGGTGCTGGAATGGGAATGGCCGCGCCCCATCGACCTGACCTATGCCGGGCTCTACCGGACCAACCTGTGGAAGACCGGGCGTATCCGGCTGGAGGCCTTCAAGACCAGTGCGCGGACCTCGCTGGCCTTCAGCACGCAGGCCGCCGGCGGCATCGACCGCCTGGTGCTGCCGGGGCTCTACGATCCGAAGACGCTGCGCTACGGCGGTGAGAACACCGTGCTGGGCCAGCTGGGCGCCCGGGAGTTCCTGCGCTACCCGACGAACATCCATGTGACGATGCCGCTGTGCAGCGCGCAGGTGCTGCGCTGGACGATCCACGGCCCGGCCTACCGGGTGACCGGCAGCCGCTACAGCACCACCGAGCAGGCCTATCGCATCGGCTTCGGCTGGGCCGGCGACAGCTTGGCAATCGACCGCCATGTCGGCGCGTCGGCCGAGGGCTACCGCCGCGGCGGCACGGTGACCGAGCTGGCCGGCGGCGGGGTGGCGGTGGAGCCCGGACGCGGCCGGCGCACCGCCACGCTGGACCGCACCGTCAACGAGGCGGGCGACCGCGACCGCCTGTTCGACCTGATCGCCTTCCTCGACGCCGACCGGCCGGCGGTGTGGCTGCCCGACACCGACAGCGCCTTCGACTGCTACCGCTACGGCGGGCTTTTCCAGGTCATCGAGGACTTCGGCCAGAAGTACCTGAACGACCTGCACAGCGCCGCCACGATTTCCCTTGGTGAGGTGACGACATGACGACGCTGGCCACCATGCTGGCGGCAGCCCAGCGGCTGCTGAGCTACTACAACGGCGATGAGAAGACGGCGCAGAACCCGGGCGGCCTCACCGGGGTCGGCGGCATGGCCGACAACTGGGATCCCTGCATCCAGGACATCGGCACGGTGGCCAACGGGGTGGGCACCGCCATGACGGCGGCCTCCGCCAGCGAGGGCAATGCCGCCGCATCGGCAACCGCCGCGGCCGGCAGCGCCACGGCTGCCAATGCCTCCAAGCTGGCGGCGGCCACCAGCGAGGGCAACGCCGCCGGGTCCGCCACCGCTGCCGCCGGCAGTGCGTCGGCCGCATCCGGCAGCGCCACGGCGGCCAATGCGTCGAAGCTGGCGGCGGCCACCAGCGAAGGCAATGCCGCGGCGTCTGCGACGACGGCGACGCAACAGGCCGGGATCGCGACGGCCAGGGCCGGGGACGCGGCCGCTTCCGCCACGGTTGCCGGGCAACAGGCCGGCATTGCCACGACCAAGGCCGGGGAGGCCGCCGGATCGGCCAGCACGGCGACGCAGAAAGCGCAGGTCGCCATCGACAAGGCGGCAGAGGCCGCGGCCTCCGCGGCGGCGGCGCAGACCTGGAACCCGGCCAACTATGTGCCGAAAACCGGTGGGGCTTATGCCGGGGCGGTGGGGGTTCCACCCGGGACCGCTGCCGCCCCGGGACTGGCGGTGGCGGGTGACAGCAACACCGGTATCGCCCAGGTCGGCGGGGCGGACACCATCAGCCTTGTCGCGGGTGGGACCGAGGCGCTTCGTGGGTCGGCGGGCGGAAATGTTGCCGTCACCGGCACCCTCTCCGTAGGGTCCTTGACTTCATCGTATCGCATCGATGTGGCAGGCACCGATCCGACCATTTGCCTGAAGGAAACTGACGCCGGGACGGATGCCAAATATTGGGATTGGCTGCCGATCAACGGTGCCCTGACTTGTCGTCTGGTCAATGACGCCTACACCGCATCGTATGCATGGCTGACAGTTAGCCGGGTTGGTGCGACATCGGCACGCGTGGCATTCGGGGCACCGGCGACGGGCAAACAGGCGGCCGTCCCCTTCGCCTCCACCATCGTCCTGGACTTCACCGCCGCCCAGGATTTCGTCATCGGCGATCTGACCGGCCCGCTGACCCTGCCCAACCCGGCGGCCTTTCCGCTGGGCCAGTCGGGAGAAATCTATGTGCATCAGGATGGGACCGGCGGTCGCACCGTCAGTCACGGCAACGCCTGGATCAAGATGGGCTCCGGCGTGGTCAGCCCGGCGGCCGGGAAATGGTCGATCATCTGCTACAGCATCAAAGTGGCCGGCTGCGTCCATTACAGCATCGTCGGAGGCGCGTGATGCTGGGCTTTGGCGGCATGATGTTCGCCGGGGGCGGACAGACCGCGCTCTGGAGTGCCGGCGTGGCCCGATCCGCCTACTCCACATATTTCGGCAGCTCGGTCGATTTCTTCACCCAGGAAAACTATCAGACCCGGGCCGGCGCCGTTCTCCCGTCGATTTCCGAGGACATGGGGTACGGCCAGACCTTCGTCTACATGACCTATTTCCGCCCGCCGACATCGGGGGACTGGACCTTCTCCCTCTCCACCGACGGCGGCGCCTTCGCCTGGGTCGGCACCGCCCCGCACCCGGCAGTCTTCGATTTTCCGGGCGCCGATGACGGACACACGATCATCGACGCCCGCGGCGATGGCACCCGAACCGTCAGCAGGACGCTGAGCCTGCTGGCCGGCAGCTATTACCCGTTCTTCGTCTTCGGCGGCAAACCGCCCGGCGGCATCGTCGGTGGCGGCAGGGTCACCCTGTCATGGTCCGGCCCCGGTGTGGCGCAGACCAGCGACGGCGCCGGCTATCTGTTCGTTCCGCAGGTGCCCGCGGCCATGGCGGCCGGGGTCTACGTCCGGCGCTATGCCGGCAGCTGGCTGACCGACGAGGCCGTGTTCGACGGCGCGGCAACCGACATCGGCGCCCGGGCGTGGCCGGACCCGTCCGACCAAGGCGGGGCAAATGTCTCGCTCGATGTCCGCGGGGCGATCCATGTGCCGCGGGCCGGCAGCTACAGCCTGAGCCTCACCGCCCAGGATCGCGCCTGGTGCTGGATCGGCGGCAACGCTGCGTCTCCGACCAAGGCAAACGCCACGCTGGTCAGCGATGCGGCGCAGACCGTCAAGCTGCCGGCCGGCCTCACCCCCGTCCGGCTGCGCTGGTCGGCGACCGAGACGCGGTCCCTGGCCCTGCAGGCGCGTGGGGCCGGTCCGCTGCAGTTCTTCTACAACACCGCAACCAATGGCCTTTGAGGGGCAAACCCATGCAGCTTCCCGCAGTCCTCATCCATCCGGATGGAACGCGCGTCCTGGTCCAGTCCCCGGCAAGCTTCTCCTGCCCTCTCGCGGTCACCGTGCGGCGCCCGGTTCAGAGCGACGATCCCGACGCGCCGGCCGAGTTCGCGGAGGTGGAGGAGGTGCAACTCATCACCCACCCGCCGGAGGCCTGGACGTTGTGGACGCCGGAGGACTGGGCGGCCATGTGCCCGACCCTGACCGTGAGGCCGGTGGTCGATCCGGGTCCACCGTCCGAGCCGGGACTGCGGGCGGTCCGCACCCCCGTCGAGGCGTGGCCCATCGACGACGAGGCCGCGACCGTCACCTACACTCTGGTGCCGCTGACGCCGGAGGAGATCGCCGGCCAACTGGCCGCCGCCCGCGTCGCCAAGGTTCGGGACATCGACGCGGCGCGCGACCGTCGGCTCGGGCTGGGCGCCCTGCATGGAGGCAAGCGCTTTTCGACCTCCGATGCCAGCCGAACCGATCTGGGTGGCATGGCGACAACGGCGGGGCTGGTGCTGTCGGGCGCGCTGCCTGCCTGGCCGGAGAGCTATGCCCAAGGCTGGATCGCCATCGACAACACCCGCCTGCCGCTGCCGACCCCGGCCGACGGGATCGCCCTGGCCGCCGCGGTGGCGCTCGCCTATTCCGCCACGGTCCAGCATGCGCGGGACCTGAAGGACGCGGCCTTGGCCGCCGCCGATCCGGCCGCAGTGGACGAGCTGGCCGGCTGGCCCGACTGATCGGCCGCGACAACACTCCAATCCCTGACCATCCCCGGCCGCCGCGAGCGGCCTTTTTCATGCCTGGAGGATCCCATGCGTTCCATTCCGCAAGCCGCCGTCGAGCTGGTGAAGGAGGCCGAAGGCCTGCGCCTCACCGCCTACCCGGATCCCGCCACCGGCGGGGCACCCTGGACGATCGGCTACGGCCACACCGGCCCGGACGTCCGGCCGGGCCTGCGCATCACCCAGGCGCAGGCCGAGCAGCTGCTGCAGGCCGACCTCGACACCGCCGCGGCGGTGGTCGACCGCGCTGTCACCGTCGAGCTGGCCGACACCCAGCGCGGCGCGCTGACGGCGTTCGTCATGAACGTTGGCGCCGGCCGGAAAGCCAAGGGCAAGGACGCCGGCAAGGACGGGTTCGTCACCTTGAAGAGCGGCCAGCCCTCGACCCTGCTGCGCAAGCTGAACGGTGGTGACGCCGCCGGCGCCGCGGCCGAGTTCGCCAAATGGACCCGTGGCGCCGGCAAGGTGATGCCCGGCCTGGTCAAGCGGCGGGCGGCCGAGGCGGCGCTGTTCCTGTCGGACGAGGTCCACCCGGTCAGCCGGGTTGCCGAGCTGGCCCAGGCCATGAAGCCGATGGCCAAGTCGGTGAGCGCCGTCAGCGGTGGCGGTGCGCTCGGCCTCGCCGGCGTTGCCGTCCTGCTGGACCAGGCGCGCGACGTCTCCACCGCCATCAAGGAACTGCTGGAGGCGCTGCCGTCGGGGGCGCTGGGCTGGGCGGTGGCCGGCTTGCTGGGGGCGGCGGTGGTGGTGATGCTCTACCGGCGCTGGGACGACCAGCGCAAGGCGGCCTGATGCTGGCCATCCTCACCACGGGCTGGGGCCGAGCGGCTGCCGGCCTGATCCTCGCCAGCCTGGTGCTGGCGGGGATCGTCACCTTCGGCGCGCTTCAGCGCCAAGCCGGGCGGCAGGACGCCGCTCTCGAGTCGACCACGCAGGCCCTTCGGGCCGCAGAGGTGCGCCATGGGATTGAGGATGATCTGCGCCAGCATCCTGCTGGCGCTGCTGAGCGGCTGCGCGACCAATGGAGCCGGGACTGACGGCGGCTGTGCCGCTTTCCGCCCGATCTACACCAGCCGGGCCGACGTGTTCACCGACGGCACTGCCGAGCAGTTGCTGGCGCACAATCTGACCGGCGCCCGGCTGTGTGCGTGGGTACCTGCTCGTTGA